AAAATACTATGATAGCTACCTCCAAAATATTGACCCAGATATGTACGACGATATAAAAGCAGGAAGAGCACTATCACAAGAAATCATGCAAATAGAGAATAAGGGCCCAGCTCTATCAGCACGAGAAAAAGTAAAGAAGGCCCAATTTAATCAACTCAAAAGGAGTCTATAATGTTCTTAAATTTATATTCAATCTACGATAACGTCGCAGAAGTATTCAACAAACCATTCTCAGATATTAATGACGCATCAGCTATTCGTGCGTTCTCTCAATCAGTACAAGATAATAAAAACAAAGATGATTACGTCCTATATCACATTGGTGGATTCGACGACAACTCCGGCTCAATTACAGCCGATAAAAACCCTAAAAAACTACGTTCAGGATTCGAGATCAAGACAAATAATGTAAGCTCAATATCAGAACAACAACAGCTAGACGATCTGGCAAAACATGAAGCACTAAAAAAACAAAGCGGTATCTAACTTATAAGGCCGGGGGTTATTCCCCGGCTCATTTATTAGAGGTAAAAAAATGCAATCAGTAATGACTCACAACTTTAGCCAGGCACCATCTATACAGGCACCTCGCTCTCAATTCGACCGATCACACGGTCATAAATTCACAATGGACGCAGGTTGGCTAGTCCCTTTCTACTGGGATGATGTACTACCAGGTGATACATTTAATCTAAATACAACCGCATTCGCCCGTTTAGCTACACCACTATTTCCTATCATGGACAATATGTTCATTGATACTCACTTCTTCTTCGTTCCCTATCGATTAGTATGGGATAACAGTAAAAAATTCTTTGGTGAACAAACAGACCCGGGCGATTCTATAGATTATCAAATACCAATATTAAGTGGCACTGTAGATTCTTTGGGTGATGCAGATTTAACTAGTGCAACACAGCGGATAAGCGCATTAGCTAATTATTTAGGTGTTCCACATGGTATAGACCCAACAGACGTAGATATTTCAGCATTACCATTTAGAGCCTATAATTTCATATACGATCAGTGGTTCAGAGATCAAAATTTAATTGATTCTTCTACATTTCTTACTACTGATGGCCCCGATGCTCCTGGATCATTTGATTATCGACTTAAAAGGCGTGGCAAAAGACATGATTACTTTACATCAGCATTACCCTGGCCCCAAAAAGGTGACGCAGTATCATTACCATTAGGTACAACAGCTATAATTCAATCCGATGGAACATCACCATATATTCATAAACCAGGTGGAACACCTCAGGAACAGCAACTTTCAGGCGTAGGTTCAGACAGAGATATAGTCGCAACAAATTGGAATGCAGGAGGTGCATTAAGATGGGGTAGTATCACAGATGAAACTTTAACAGGCTTAGAGGTTGATTTAACTACTGCAACAGCAGCAACAATAAACGACTTACGTGAAGCATTCCAGGTACAAAAATTATTAGAACGAGATGCACGAGGAGGTACACGTTACAGTGAATTGGTTCGAAATCACTTTGGTGTTAATTTCTATGATGTTAGCTATCGCCCTGAATATCTCGGCGGCGGTTCTTCTCCTATTAATATATCTCCCATAACACAGCAGGCAGGTACTACAGACGGCTCTGCAACAGGTGTCGGTGATCTATCAGCTATTGGTACAGCATCAGTATCAGGTCATGGCTTCTCTAAATCATTTGTAGAGCATGGCATAGTAATGGGATTTATGTCTGTAAGAGCTGATTTAACATATCAAAAAGGACTACGTCGTGAACTATCAAAATCTACCAGGTACGATATATACTGGCCTTCTCTCGCGCATCTTGGCGAGCAAGAAATTTTTAACAAGGAAATATACTGTGACGGATCCGCTAACGATGACCTAGTTTTTGGCTATCAGGAAAGATATGCAGAATATCGCTATAAACCGTCTCAAATATCAGGCTTATTTCAATCAGATGCAACGAGCTCACTCGACGCATGGCATCTATCTCAAGATTTTTCAACGCTACCAACACTAGGCCAAACCTTTATCCAGGAAGATCCGCCTATAGATCGATGTATTCAGGTATCAACGGAACCACACTTTATTGTAGATACATACATTAACCTTAAATGCGCCCGTCCTATGCCAACATTTGGTGTACCAGGCATGATAGATCACTTCTAGGAGAAAAAAATGGCATTTGAAATAGGTGGTTGGAATCCAATAGAAGAACCTTTCGGCCCAGTCAAAGACGTCTGGGAAAATTTCTCAGGCGTAACACAGGTTGAAGAGATGAACCAGGCGAATAAAGACATCGCCTCGGCTCGTAACGTATTCGAAGCAGAAGAAGCAGGAAAAGCACGTGATTTTTCAATGACGGAGGCAGAAAAAAATAGAGCATTTCAAACAGCAGAAATACAAAAACAATTAGGCTTTCAGGAACGCATGTCTAATTCAGCCGTTTCAAGGAGAATGGCAGACTTAAAAGCATCAGGAATAAACCCGATACTGGCAGGAAAATTCGATGCATCTTCACCAGCAGGCGCAGCAGCAGCAGGTTCCCAAGGAGCAACAGCAAAAGCCAACGCAGCTGGCGCAACGATGCAGGCAAAACCATCAGGTGCTCAACAATTAAGTAGTGCACTAAATATTGCTCAACAAGTAGCAAATGTTCAAAAAACAGCAGTAGATACAAAAAATGTCGCTCAAAATGTAAAAATAGGCAAACCAGTAGCTAATATAGCTAACCAGGCAGATACAACAATTAACGACTTAAAAGGAGTAGTAGAAAAGGTAGGCTCATGGCTCGGTTCATCAGCATACGATCTACAGAAAAAAACAGAAAGTGTCGGTAAGGCTATAGGTTCAAATGCATACGACGCAAAAGAAAGAATAGGAAAATTATTAAACAAGGGTATGTCCACACCATTCACACCAATAGGTCACTAATATGTCATTCTATAAAACAAACGAAAAACGCGAAGTAATCCGCAACCGTGTACAACTCACTATCCCAGAAGATGAGGAAATACGAGTCGAACAATCACATAAAGAAGAAGTCAATATTAATAATATCGTCAAACGACATGGCATGGACCTCATTGCCAAAACTGCTGCATTGCAGCAATTCAAATATGACGATAATCCAAACAATGACTTTCAGGAAACAATGAATATGATCTTGAAGGCTAAAGATTCATTCTCTAGCGTACCATCACAGATACGCAAACAATTCGACAATAACCCCGCCAAATTTATGGATTTTATCCATAATGGCGATAATGAACAACAATTAATAGACTGGGGTCTTGCAAAAGCCCCAGAAACACCACAACCCATCGAGGTTGTGGTAACAAATCAGCCAGAGACTCCCCCGCCTACACCAGGCGAG